CGGTCTCCCGTGGCACCCAGCCCGTACTCCAACCGCAGTTGCAGTGGTAGCTGACCAGCCCTGTTGTTTCACGCAGCAGCCACCGGCGTCCCTCCCCGTCGGGCGGCCCGGGTCGGCTCCTGATCTGGTTGAGGCCCTGGAGCTGGTGCTCCAGGGCCCAGCCTTCATTGACCGTCTCGGTCATGGCTCCTCCTTGGGTCGACTGGCTCCATAGTCCACCCACCGCCATGGATTGGCCCGCTATTGGCCCGCATCTCGCACCTCGGGAGGCGGGCCAATTTGCTGCCCTCCATGCCATCCTGGGGCCAGGAGGGAGGCCAATCATGGGATCGGATCAGCCTCGGGACGGCGCCCACAGATTCGAGTACACGCTCAGCGCAGCCGAACGGGACGCCCGCGCCGCCGAGATGAGAGCCCACGGCGCCAACTTCACCGAGATCGCGGAAGCCCTCGGTTACTACGACCGCAGCCACGCTTGGCGCGCCTTGCAGACCGCCAAGCGCCGAGTCCTCAAGGACTCTGTCGAGCGGCTCATCGAGGTAGAGGCCCAGCAGCTCGACGAGCTGTACGTCGCAGCCCTCGACGTCCTCGAAACCGACCACGTCACGGTCTCCCACGGCCGGATCGTCAAGGGCGACGACGGCATCCCTATCCCGGACCCCGGTCCCAAGCTGGCCGCGATCCGCGAGCTCCGCGCCCTCCGCGAGTCCTTCCGCAAGCTGTACGGCCTCGACGCCGCTACCAAGGTCAGCGTCGATGCCGAGAGTCTCGGCGCGGAGATAGGCAGCCTCCTCGACCGCCTCACCAAGCCGGCCGACGCCGATGACGACAGCGCCTGACCTCGACCAGATCCGGCAGCAGATCGCGCTGCTGGTCCGGGCCGGTGACACGCAGAAGCTGAAGGCGATCCGCGATCAGGTCAAGTCGGCCGTGGACCGCAGGGAGTCAACCGACCGGCAGGCCCGCTACCAGCATGACCCGGTCGGCTGGGTGCAGGAGCGGCTCGGGCAAGTGGTGTGGTCGAAGCAGCGGCAGATCATGCAGTCGATCGTCGAGCACCGCCGGACCGCGGTCCGCTCCTGTCACGGCGTCGGCAAGTCCCACACCGCAAGCCTGGTGGCGTCTTGGTGGCTTGACTCCCACCCGCCAGGCAGCGCGTTCGTCGTCACCTCGGCGCCCACCTACGCGCAGGTCCGGGCGATCCTGTGGCGGTACATCCGCCGCGTACACAAGGCCGGCAAACTGCCGGGCCGCGTGAATCAAACCGAATGGCACCTGGACGACGAGCTAGTGGCGTTCGGTCGCAAACCCGCTGACCACGACGAGTCGGCGTTCCAGGGGATTCACGCCCGGTATGTGCTCGTCATCCTCGATGAGGCGTGCGGCATCCCCGAGCAGCTGTGGGTGGCGGCGGACGCCCTGACCACCAACACGGACTGCCGCATGCTGGCGATCGGCAACCCTGACAACCCCGCCAGCCACTTCCGCAAGGTGTGTACTCCGGGCTCGGGCTGGCACGTGATCGGCATCTCCGCCTTCGAGTCCCCCAACCTGACCGGCGAGGAAGTGCCCGAGTCGGTCGCTCAGGCGCTCGTGAGCCGGGAGTGGGTCGAGGAGAAGGCTGGCGAGTGGGGCGAGGACAACCCCCTGTACCGATCCAAGGTGCTGGGGGAGTTCAGTGCCGACGCCCCCAACCAGGTAGTGCGCGCCAGTGACGTTGCCGCGTGCCGGATCGAGCGGGAGACCGTGGCGGCGGATCCGGTCGAGCCGGTCGAGCTTGGCGTAGACGTCGGTGGTGGCGGGGACGAGACGGTGGTCCGGGAGCGGCGGGGGATCCGGGCCGGCAGGGAGTGGCGGGCGCACACCGATAGGCCGGAGAAGATCGCGCCGTTGATCATTCAGGCGATCAAGGAGACCGGCGCCACCGCCGTAAAGATCGACTCCATCGGCGTCGGCTTCGGCGTCATCGGCGAACTCCGCAACGCAGCCAACCGGCGTGAACACACCGCGCAGATCATCGGTGTCAACGTCGGCGAGAAGGCAAGCGACCCCGGCAAGTACGCCAACTTGAGAGCCGAGCTGTGGTGGGAGGTCGGCCGGGGCCTGTCCGAGCGGCAGGGCTGGGACCTGTCCCGCGCCGAGAACGCCGACACAGCGGTGGCTCAACTTCTAGAGCCGCGGTGGGAGGTCGACCCGCAGGGTCGCATCAAGGTCGAGCCTAAGGCCGAGATCATCAAGCGACTCGGGCGGTCGCCCGACAACGCTGACGCCCTGCTCCTCGCCTTCTACTCGGCCGGCCGCACCCGCGTCCGCTGGCTCTAACCCGTCCAACCGTCAGGGGGCTCACCCATGCGTCAGGCAGTGCTGTCAAGACTCCGACAGGTCATCCCTATCGCACTTGTATCAGTAGGGCTTATGCTCATGGCAATTGGCATTGGCATGACTTATGAACCGGCGGGCTGGATGGCGGCGGGCGTAGGCCTCCTCCTCCTCGAACGCTGGCTCTCGGACTCCGGCAGGAGGTGACCGTGCGACAGCCCTTCCTCAGGAGCCTCCGCAACCGCGCCACCACCGCCGAGCCGCCTGTGCCGTTCTCCCCGCGCACCCAGTCGTTCCTGAGCTTCGCCGGTCGAGGCGACGCCACAGCGCAGATGGCCGCGATGGGATCCGTGGGCACCCTCTTCGCTATCGTCAACCGGCTGTCGAACGCCACGAGTCAGGTCGAGTGGAAGCTCTGGCGGAGCGCCGCGTCTGGCAAAGACGAGGACCGCGTTGAGGTCACCTCGCACGCCGCCCTCGACCTGTGGCGCAAGCCGAACGGGTTCATGCCGCGGCAGGAGTTCGTGGAGGTCGGCCAGCAGCACCTCGAGCTGACGGGCGAGTCCTGGTGGGTCATCGGCCGGCATGGATCCTCGTCGATCCCGCTGGAGCTGTGGCCGGTCCGCCCGGACCGCATGACCCCCGTCCCGGACCCGGACCGCTACCTCGCCGGCTACGTGTACAGCGGGCCGAGCGGCGAGCAGATCCCCCTTGAGCTGGATCAGGTCATTCAGCTGCGCATGCCCAACCCCCTCGACCCGTACCGGGGCATGGGGCCAGTGCAGTCGATCCTGTCCGACCTCGACGCCACCCGGTACAGCGCCGAGTGGAACCGCAACTTCTTCCTGAACAGCGCGGAGCCAGGCGGCATCATCGAGGTTCCGACCCCGCTTTCCGACACCCAGTTCGACGAGCTGCGGGAGCGCTGGAACGAGCAGCATCGCGGTGTCGCGAACGCTCACAGGGTCGCGATCTTGGAGCACGGCAAGTGGGTTGATCGGAAGTTCACGCAGCGGGACATGCAGTTCGTTGAGCTGCGCAGCGTCAGCCGTGAGGTGATCCGCGAGGCGTTCGGGATCCCAGCGTTCGCACTCGGCGAGGTCGCCGACGTCAACCGGGCGACCGCCGAAGCGTCCTCCACGTGGTTCGCGGAGATGCTCGTCATACCCCGCCTTGAGCGCATCAAGGCAGCACTCAACCATGACCTCCTGCCGCTCTTCGGTAAGGCCGCGCAAGGTATGGAGTTCGACTACGAGAACCCCGTCGCCGAGGACCGCGACCTGGCCGCACGGGAACTGACCGCGAAGGCCGCCGCGGCGCGCGAGCTGATCGAGGCCGGCGCCTACGGGCCGGAGGTGCTGGCTGCCCTGGACCTTCCCGAGATTGCTTTCGGGCAGCCGGGCGCGGACCAGGACCGTGAGCTACTCATCAAGCTCGTGACCCGGGCACCGCTGCTCGCTCCGACGATCCTCCCCATGCTCGGCTTCGAACTGCCGACGCCGCCGCCCGCGCCTGCTGTTCCTGCTGCGGGTCCGGTCGCCGACGAGGAGGGGCCGGACGAGCCGTCGAACGCGCTGCCCCTCGGCCCCGAACTGGCCGCCCTGGCTGGCCTGCCGGACATGCAGGCCGCGCAACGGTGGGTCGCGGTCGCCGTGGACGACGACAACACATGCGAGCCGTGTGCGCAGAACAACGGCCGGACGTACCGCAATAGGGCCGCGGCCTACGCCGACTACCCGGGCGGCTCGGGCTACGTGCACTGCGTCGGCGCGCAGTACGGCAACGAGTGCCGCTGCAAGGTCGTCAAGCGCGGCAAGGGCAGTAGCGGCGAGGACGAGGAGTAACGCATCATGAGTGTTGACTCGCGGGGAGAGTCGGAGTCTGAGGTGCGCGTCCCGTCCAGGGCCGAGCGGGTGCGGGTGGTGTCCCGCGCGTCTGCCGGCTTCCCCATCACGGCTTCCAGGGTTCTGCTCGGCGGGGCTGCCGCGGCGGACCGTGACAACGTTGTCAGTCACGTTGTCGCAGGCGAGAGCAGGGGGGTCCGTTCGACGGGCCAGCGGGCCCCCCACTCGCAGGCTGACGGCTGGTACAGCATCAAGGCGATCAGCGCCGACGAGGCCGACGTCCTCATCTACGACGAGATCAGCTGGGACGGCATTAGCGCCGACACCTTCCAGCGGGAGCTCGGCAGCGTGCAGGCGCGGCAGCTGAACGTCCACATCAACAGCCCTGGCGGCAGCGTCTTTGACGGCATCGCCATCGCCAACGCCCTCTACTCCCACCCCGCCACCGTCAACG